GCAACTGGCGCATCAAGTTTCTGTCCAGCGGCACGTTCACGCCGTTGAAGAACATGGTAATCGATGCATTTTTGGTAGGCGGTGGCGGCGGCGCGGGAAGCAGCTACTGCGGCGAAGGCGGCGCAGGCTACACCACCACAGTGCGCTCTGTGGTGCTGACGGCCAATACCGCCTATTCCATCGTGGTAGGCGCGGCGGGCACAAACGGCCACCCCACCTCTGCCACCACGGGCGGCGAAACGACGGCGTTCACCGCGTCGGCGGCGGGCGGCAAAAACACGTCCAACGGCACGTCGAGCAGCAAGCGCCCGGGCGGCGCCGGCGGCTCGGGCGGCGCTGGCTATGTTAGCCCTGTCGCCACAACAACAGGCGGCACAGACGGCGGCGACGGCACGTCCAGTGCCACCACGGGCGGCAAGGGGCAGGGCACTACCACCCGCGAATTCGGTGAAGCAGACGGCACGCTGTACGCTTCCGGTGGCGGCAGCAACCTGACCGCCACGGTTTCCAACTCCGGAAACGGCGGCAGAAACGGTATCACCTCGATTGAGCCGGCGGACGGCATTGTGGTCATCCGGCAGCACAAGGAGGTGACGGCATGAGATATGCAATCGTGACAAGCGGCGCGGTGACCAACGTCATCGCCCTGCGGGAGACCAACGCAGGGGATTTCCCCGGTGCAGTAGCGCTCCATGACCGCCCGGTGGGCATCGGGGACACGTACAGCGAAAGTAAGTTCTGGCGGGATGGCAAAGAGGTGCTGACCGCCCAGGAAGAAATTGAGCAGTACAAGGCGGCTTTGCAGACGCTGGGGGTGGTGACGGATGAGGACTGACATCATGGCGCAGGCCCAGGCCATTCGGGCCAGTATGGATGCCGCAGCGGTGGTGCTGACGGACGCACAGGCGGCGGCAGCGCCGCTGCTCTACCGCCCGTGGGACGGCGAGGGGGCGGCCTATGCTGCGGGAGACCGGCGGCTGTATGGGGGATGTGTCTACAGGTGCCTACAGGCCCACACATCGCAGTCAGGCTGGAACCCGGCGGACGCGCCCAGCCTGTGGGCACAGGTGCTGATCCCCGACCCCGCCGTCATCCCCGCGTGGCAGCAGCCAGACAGCACCAACCCCTACATGACAGGCGACAAGGTGACACACGGCGGCAAGACATGGCGCAGCACCTGTGACAACAACGTGTGGGAGCCGGGTGTATATGGATGGGAGGAGGTCACATGACGGAAGCCATTATCGTGGCGGTGCTGGGGCTGGTAGGGACGCTCTACAAGTGCCTGCAAGATACGGCCTACAGTCCGGTAGAGTACGCGGCGGCATGGGAGGTGCAAAATGCTTGAGATCAACGGAAGCGACATCTATCTGACGAAGGGCGACACGGCGCATCTGGGTGTTGACATTACCAACGATGCCAGCGGCGACGCCTATGAAATGCAGCCGGATGACACGCTGATCCTGACGGTACGGAAGCAGGCCTATGAAGCGTCTCCGGTGCTGCTGCAAAAGACCGTCAAGGGCAGCGCGGATATCTATCTGGCACCGGAGGATACCGCCTCGCTGGCACCCGGCTCCTACAAATACGACGTGGAGCTGCGGACGGGCGCGGATGTCTACACCGTCATCCAGTGCAGCGAGTTCCGTCTGTTGGTGGAGGTGACGACACCATGAGTGAGCAGTGCGGGAAGCTGCGGGGCACGATTCAGGCCACCGGGGCACTTGCGGGCAGCATGTCCGGCAAGGGGGCTCTGGCCGGGGCTGTGGCGATCCCACAGGTGGTGGGCGGCGCGGGCAGCTGGGACACACTCCCGGGAAAGCCTTTTGACACCATCGGAGCGGGGCTGAACGTCGTAGGCCGCGCGTTGGAGGTGGACACCACCAACGCGGTAGGGGTGTTCTACATTGACCTTGAGGGCAACTACCCCAATTATACCTGCCCGGTGGCGATGGCAGACATCGAGGCCGCATATGCAGCGGGGAAGGTGCTGGAATGCCGGTGCGCGATGGGACAGTACATCGTAACGCTGCCGCTATTTCTGCCGATGCAGGGCTTCGCCACATGGATATTCTCCGGTGTCGGTGCGCTGAAAGCAGCACCGTTGGATTTCGATGCGCAGTCGCTGACTATCGCCGTTACCAGTGCTGGCGTGCTGGCCAGCAACACGAGGCTGGCAACGATGGAGGATAAGCTGCCGAACCCCAACGCGCTGACCATCAAGATTGGCAGCACTACCGTGGGCTATAACGGCGACAACAGTGAGACTGTGGAGATCGCGGACGGTAGTCTGCTTCCCGCCGTAACAGCTGCTGACAATGGCAAATTTCTGCGTGTTGTTAATGGCGTATGGGCAGCGGCTACAGTTGATAATGCGAATGGGGTGAGTTTCTGATGGCAATTGAATATTTAACAAACGATACTGACCTCAAGGCTGTCGCAGATGCTATTAGAGCTAAGACAAGTAGTACTGATGCATTGGTATTCCCTGATGGCTTTGTGGCGTCTATAAATTCGTTAAATACCCACTCCACTACGTGGGACTTTGCGCAACGTGTGGGGATACTGACGCCCTTCAATGAGACCTACGTATTTGACCCAGTGTCTCAAACCCCATACCTTCAATATCTTCCAACAGATGACATGCGATGGGTAAATGGCTACCTGAACCGGTCTTCTGGCACTACCAAGCGCCCCACCGTGTTCGCCGAGAGTACCTGGGCTCCGTCTGTAACTGATGTTACAGAGGCTGGATTTATCCTAAATACCGTTCGGACAGGTTCAGGGATTCTCGTTCCGTATTTTATCGCCAAAGGGCAAACCATCCACGTCGCATACACTCACAGCACGACGGACTATGGAGGCTATATTTGGTGCGATAAAAACGGGAAATTCATCGACGTTGAGTTTATCGATGGGCTTGGCGCCGGAACGTCCACGTGGAACTACACGGCACCTACAGATGGGTGGATCTACATCATTTTCATGTGCTACGATGAAAATGCCTCCGCACAATATTCTGACATTTCTGTGACAATTGAGTAGGAGGGCGAATGGATAACACCTGTGTATGCTGCGGGGCAGTGATCCCGGAGGGGACGCTGATCTGCTGGGCGTGTGAAAATTTAGGGCCGGAGACGGCGAAGGAGTGATCTGATATGTACATCGACGGCGAAACCATCATTTACTGGGCAAAGCTGATCGGCGCGGTGGCGGCCATCGGCGGGGCGGCGTGGGCGGTGGTCAAGATCATCTTGCGGGACAAGCACCAGACAGAGATCATCAAGGGCATGCAGCGGGAGCAGGAGTTGATCTGCTATGGCCTGCGGGGTGCTCTAGCGGGGCTGATCGAGCAGGGCTGCAACGGCCCGTGCAAGGACGCGCTGGAGAAGCTCAACAAGCACCTGAACCAGAAAGCCCACGAGCAGGAGGTGTGACATGGGGCGCAGACTGGACTACAAGCGGCTGGAGGCGGAGTACCCCAACCGGGGCAAGCAGACTTACCGGAAGCTGATCCCCATGACGGGGCTGCTCCAAAAGAACTACGGCAAGGAGCTGGACTGTACGCTAACCTCGCTGGCCTGCATCTACGGGGCACGGTGGTACGGCACCATTGAGCACATCGCCACCAAGCACGGCTATGGCGGCGACAGGAAGGGCACGAATCCTCTGACAGTCAAGGCTATCACCAAGGAACTTCTACGGGTGCTGCACGAGCCGGGAACGCCCCGCAGCGCCTACGGCAAGGTGGTGGGCTGGAACTGGCTGACGGCCCGCAGGCTGGCGGAACGGGGCATTCCCGCCGTGCTGAACCTGTGGGACGACGGTCGGGGCTACTACCACGACCACAGCGTGGTGCTGGTGGGCGTGGAGGAGTACCAGCGGGCAAAGTTCCTGCTGGTGCTGGACAATTGGAGCGAGACGGTGAGCTTGATCGACTACAACAAGCTCTGCGTCGCCTCGAGCCTGAACTGGGTGGAGCCATGAGCGGCAAGCGGGTGGCGAAAAAGCCCAAGATGAAGCGAAGAACAAAGTTCACGATTCTGGCGGTGGTCAACCTGACGTGGTACTGCATCGCCGTGATCGTTGCGGCGTTCTTCGATAAGATGGTGCCGGACGCGCTGACGGTGGCGTGGTTTTCGGCGTGGACAGTTGAATTGGCCCTGCTGGCAGGGATCAAAATCAAAACGAAAGATGAGGTAATGTCATGAATAATCTGAGCTGGGTTGAAATCGTAGTAAGCATTTTGAGCGGTCTGGCCGTGTGCATTCCGCTGGTGGTCAAGCTGGTGCAGACCGTCAAGGCGGCTGTGCAGGAGAAGAACTGGTCTCAGATCGTGGCCATCGTGCTGGATCTGATGCAGCAGGCGGAGGGCCTGTTTGCCGAAGGAGCGGCCCGCAAGGCGTGGGTCATGGCGGGCGTGCAGAGCGCCGCCAAGAGCGCCAATTTCCCCTATGACGATGTAGCGGCACAGAAGGTCAGCGAGATGATCGACGCTATCTGCGCTGCGGCGAAGGTGGTCAACGGCGAGGGGAAAGCGGATGCAGAGGGAAAAACGGATGCAGCTGATTGAGAACTTTCTAACGCTGAACCCCTGCTATCATGCCAACATGGCCAACGCCGACGACCGGTACACCACGTTCCAGCGGCGCGGCCCTCAAGGGCTGGTACTGCACTCTGTAGGCTGCGCCCAGCCGTCGGCGCAGGTGTTCACCAAGAAGTGGAACAGCCCCAGCTATGACCGGGCCTGCGTCCACGCGTTCATTGATGCCAACTCCGGCGCGGTGTATCAGTGCCTGCCGTGGAACTTCCGGGCATGGCATGTAGGCGGCTCCGCCAACAACACCCACGTAGGCGTAGAGATGTGCGAGCCGTCCGCCATCAAGTACACCACCGGGGCCAAGTTCACCATTACAGACAAGGACAAGGCGTTCAAGCAGTGCGAGACGGCTTATAAGGCCGCCGTGGAGCTATTTGCCATGCTGTGCAAGAAGTATAGCCTTGACCCGCTGGAGGACGGCGTGATCCTGTCTCATTATGAGTGCGGCAAGCGGGGCATCGGCTCCGGGCACGTCGATCCGGAACACCTGTGGACGGGGCTGGGCGTCGGCTACACAATGGACGGCTTCCGGCAGGATGTGAAGAGAGCCATGAGCGGCGTTACGGTTGTGCCCACCACACAGCCCGCCGCGCCGGTGGTCGAAAAGACCGTCACCGTCAAGGTTCGGCAGCTGTCCCGAGGCATGGAGGGCAACGACGTGAAAACCCTGCAAGCGGCGCTGATCGCCAACGGCTTCAGCTGCGGCAGCGCCGGTACCGACGGCGACTTCGGCGCAGGCACGGAGGCGGCGCTGAAGAAGTTCCAGACCAAATATTCTCTGGGCGCTGACGGTATCGCCGGTAACGGCACGTGGGGTAAGCTGCTGGGGAAGTAGTGCCCAAGTCGGGCACAAATCTGAGCGAGGCGTGAGGCTACGATCCGCCGCCCTCCGTCTCCGCGAAAGCTCCGCAAGCTCACGGCGTGGGAATCGCTATGAATCCGACACATCGAGCTATCCGCGCGAAACTACAGTCTATGGCGCCCCAGCGGGCGGTGAGTTTCGTCACCGGGCTGGAGCTGCCGGGGGACGAGGCGTTCTGTATCATCGAGTGCGACGTGCGGGGGAAGTCCCGCCAGCAGGTGGCCGACCGGCTTTTCGCGTCGCAGGAATACGTGAAGAAGTGCAGGCGCAGAGGCTACCGCAAGATCGCGGACGCCGTTAATAACAAGTGAAAGAAAGACCCAACGGGGACCCTTTTCAGGCCCTTTGTTGGGTCTTTTTTGTTTTATGATTTTATCAACAAGGAGGTGCGGACGATGGAATATTTCAATCCCTATCAGCCGATGGGCTACAGAGGCCCCTACGGATACCCGTCTGGCGACCCTCAGAGCGCCGCAGGAGGCCCGCAGGCGTTCATGGGGCAAGTTACCCGGGTCAACGGCAAGGGCGGCGCAGAGGCGTTCAGGATGGCCGCCAACAGCTCCATCCTGCTGATGGACGAGCATGACCCCATTGTGTGGCTCAAGACAACAGACGGGGCGGGGTACGCCACGGTGACGCCGTATTCGGTTGCCCCGTATCAGCCCGCGCCGGTGGTGGACGTCAACAGCCTGGAAGATCGCGTGAAGAGATTGGAGGAGATGCTCAGTGGCAAACCCGATGATGCAGATGTTAAGCGGAAGAGCAAAGCCGAATAATCCGCTGGCGATGGTGGCGGAGTTCCGGAAGTTCGCGGCGGGCATGACGCCGCAGAAAGCGGAGGCGGAGATCAACCGTTTGCTTTCCTCCGGGCAAATGAGCAAAGAGCAGTTTGCAAGCTTGCAGGAGCAAGCAAAGATGTTTGCGCAATTCTTGAGATAAACCGGGTCGACACGGATTATCATATAATTTTTGATGGAAGGAGCAACACACATGGGCGAAAATACGAGCCTGTCCGATATCGCCGCCGTCACTCGCGGCACGGACAATGAAGGCTGGGGTTCCGGCTGGTTCCTGATCGTCGTACTGTTTCTCTTCATGTTCGGCTTCGGCAGCAACGGCTGGAACCGGCAGGGAGAGTTCGGCCAGTACGCCACGGCAGCCAGCCAGCAGGAGATCCTTTTCGGCCAGCAGTTCGGCCAGATCAACGACCGCTTGACCAATATTGGCAACGGCATCTGTAACCTCGGCTACGAGATGCAGGGCAACGTCGGCCAGCTGGGCAAGGAGATGGCGCTGGCGCAGAACGGCACCAACATGACCATTATGCAGACCGGCAACGGCATCCAGGCGCAGCTGGCGGAATGCTGCTGCAACACGCAGCGGGCCATCGACAGCGTCAACGCCAATCTGGAAGCCAAGTTCGCCGCACTGGAGAAGTCCCAGCTGGAGCAGCGGATCGCGGAGCAGTCCGCCCGCATCGCCAGCCTGGAGATGGACAACCGCATGTTCGGCGTCGTCCGTTATCCCAACGGCTACACCTACAACGCGGGCATGTCCCCCTTCTGCGCAAGCGGCTGTGGCTGCGGCAACGTGTAAGGTTGTTGCAAAATTTGCAACAACCAGTACGCCCTTTCAGGCGAGGCAAGCGGGGCGGCAATAGCTGCCCCGTATTATTTTGAGGAGGGAATTATCATGAGCAAATCTGCTATCTATACCACGAATACCAGCAAGCCCACCATCGCCGTAGGCGGCATCGTACCAGTCGGCGTGACCACGCGCCGGTTCGGCTGCAACATCAAGCAGGACGGCAACACCATCACCCTGTGCGGCCAGGGCTACTATTTGGTCAACGTCAGCGCCTCCGTAGCGCCCACCGTGGCAGGCCCTGTCTCTCTGGCTGCCCAAAAGGACGGTGTGGAGATCCTCGGCGCGACCGCGACCGAGACCGCTGCCGCCGCCAATGATGCGCTGAATCTTGCCATCACGGCGCTCATCCGCAACGCCTGCGGCTGCGAGAGCAGCATCTTGTCCTTGATTCTGAGCGGCACCGAGGCTGTTGTAGAGAATCTGGCCGTCACGGTCGAGAAACTGTGAGGTGCGGCATGAAGCTGATCCAGAAACTGTCTGAGATGGTCGACGAAGAGATCGGCGACGCTCACAAGTACGCCAAGTGCGCCCTGGAGTACAAGGACACCCGGCCCAATCTGGCGAAAGTGTTCTTTGACCTCTCCGCCGCCGAGACGCAGCACATGACCATCTTGCACACCGAGGTGGCGAAGCTGATCGAGCAGTACCGGCAGGAGAAGGGCGAACCACCCGAGGGCATGAGAGCCGTCTATGACTATCTGCACCAAAAACAGATCGACAAGGCGGCGGAAGTCAAGACCTTGCAGGGGATGTACCGGGGCGCGTAGTCTCCCCTGCCGTCTGTAATCCATATGTAATTTTTGTGCCAAAGTTGCAAATAGTCGGCTTAAAAACGGCACGGTCGGCCTATGTCTCAAATCCCGCCAAACCACATGAATACAAGAAAACCCGAGGAACCCGCATAGTTCCTCGGTTTTCTCGTTTGGTGCCCCGTCGGGGATTCGAACCCCGTGTAAATTCGACTATAATCGTTGATATTACTGCGTTTCTCGATTTTCCGTCTGTAATTCCGTCTGTAATTTTGCGTTGAAGTAGTCGTCCAGCTTGGCGGCGACGGCTATCTGCCGAGCGGTCATCGTGTGCTGATAGACCGTTTGCAGCATGTTGTCCGTGGCGTGGCCCAGGCGCTCCTGCGAGTACTTATTGGGCACGTTCAGCGCCAGCATAACGGAGGCGTTAATATGGCGCAGGTCGTGGAATCGGTAGTGCTGGACGCCGGCACGGCGGCAGATGGTCTGAAAGCGAACGTAAAGCCCGCGGCGGGTGTAGGACACGATGCGCTCCCCGTCGTGAGGAGCGCGGGCCAGCAGCTCCGCTATGTAGTCCGGGATCAGCAGATCGCGCTGAGATGCGTAGGTCTTGGTGGTCTTCTCGCCCTCGTCGACCAGGGCGCGGCGGATGTGCAGCACGCTGCCGTCCACGTCCGACCACTTGAGGCCGAGGATCTCGGACATACGCAGGCCCAGCCAGATGGCCAGCAGGATGGGCAGCTCTGCCGGTTCGCCCTGAGCGGAGCACATGATAGCGGCCACATCGTCGTCCGACGGGATGGCGATGTCGTAGCGCTGCTTTTGCGGCATGGTCGTCCTGAGTACCAGGTCGGGCCGGTACACCGCCATGGCGGCGCTCAGGAGGCCGTGAGCGTTGCGCACCGTCTTAGGGGACTTATCCCGCGCCATGAGGTTGATAGACCGCTGCACGTCCTGAGCCGTCAGGCTGTCCACGGGGCGGGGCATCAAGTCCTGGAGGGCGTTGGCCCGGACGCGCCTGTACCCGGCCACCGTGGACGGGGACAGGACGGCATCCTTGCTCTCGATGTACTTGTCGATAGCCTCACCCACCGTCATGCTGCTCTTGGGCGCCACCTTCGCGCCGCCTTTGATGGCGGCGGCCTGGCGCTCTACCTCTTTCCTGGTGGCGGCGGTGATGGAGATCCGCTGACGGTCGACCATCATGTTGATATTCCAGTTGCCGGAGGGCAGCTTCGTGGCCTTTGGTATCTTCACGTCTCTTTCCTCCCCTACTCCTCCGAGGCGATGCGGCGGGCGTAGCGCAGGGCGGAGAACAGCGCGGAGGACATGACGCCGAAGGCGATGGCCACCAGGGCGATGATGCCCCACGCGCCGGCGCCCACCTGGCCGCCCTTGATGAGGCCCGCGTCCTTGATGCGGAAATCCATCACGATATAGAAAATCAGCGTCACCGAGAGGACGGCACACAGAAAGGACAGGACAAGGATCGTCGACAGGCGGCTTTTGTCCAATTCTTTCCGCAGGCTGTTGACCTCGGTCAGGCGCTGATTTTCGCTATTCATACGATCTTCTTTCAGCTGCCGCCGCAGCCGCGCTTCGACGTCCTCGGCGGGTGTAATACAGAGGCACTCGTCGATAGAGACACCCAGGAATTTGCAGATCAGCCCGGCGTAAACGAGGCCGGGTACCTTGCTGGTGGCCGCGAAAAAGTTCTTGACGCTGGACAGGGGGATGCCTGTTGCATCGGCGATGTCCTGGTTGGTGTAGCCGAGACGGTCTCGCGCCTCTCGGCATTTTTCTTGCAGCTTTTGTACCATTTTCTCTCCTTCGACCCCTTTCTGGGTCGGCCCGGCCCAAATCTTGGCCGTCGAGCCCTGTCGAAAGCCAAGATTCGGGCTTGACCTACCCGACCGAAAATTGCTACGCTGGACGTGCACCCGGCAAGCGATGGTGGCGCGGGCCGGATGCGAGGCCCCGCCGGCGTTGCGGAGACGGCGGGGCCTTATCAAATCATTTCGTGCTCAAGTTGGGCACGGGCTATACATAGTACGGATTGGGCTTGGTCAGCAGGATGATGCAGTCGATCAGCCAGCCGAAGCCGACAAGTCCTAGCGTGAACAAGTAGAGAATCCCAGTGCCGATCTTGCCCTCGTAAAAGCGGTGGACACCAAAGAAGCCCAGAAACAGGCACAAGAAAAATGCCACCCACTTATTTTTCTCGCGGCCATGTGGCACGGCCACGGCGTTGACGTTGTTGATGATTACATTGGGCTGCTGGACGGGCTGCTGATAGGTTTGCGGAGCTGTTGCGGGCCTCCCGCAATTTGTGCAGAATTTTGCACTTGCTGCAATTTTGCCTCCGCAATACCGGCAAAACCTGGTGGCGGGCGTTGGCGCGACGGGTGTCTCCGCAGAGGGTTTCGTCTCTACGGCGGGCTGCACCTCCACAGGAAGCTGCGTCTCTACGACAGGCTTTGGCTCGCCCGGAGCTGTGATTTCAAGCTTTGCGTAAAATTCTATCTCGCCACGTTTAATTTGAATTTTCCCGTCCTCGTCCTCGTAGAGTTCCTTGTATGGGCCGCCGCCAATGTCTATCTTAACTCGGACATCGTCCTTTTTCAGAAGATTGCGGACGCGGCTGGTGCTGCTTTTCTTGACGTACCCGATATGGACGCCTCCAACCTCTACGCGGATCGCGTTCGGATCGTACTTGTTTTCTGGTTCATCGACAAGAGCCACGTCATCCCTGTACTCTGAGAGATATTGCCATATCCGATCCCCGTCGTCGTAGTTTTCTCTCAGGTAAGACTTGCTCTCATAATAGTCACCATCTTCCTTAAGCATGTCCTCAATAGCGTCTGTGCGGAAGCTTGTCCCCGCGACCTTAAAGGTATACTTGACCCGCTCGACCGCTTTGGTCGGTTTTGGGGGAGCTTCACTTAGATTTTCTACCCGGTTTGACAGCATTCCTTGCGCAGACTTTTTTATGAGATCGGACAGCCTAGCAGCGTCTTCTGCAGAGTTTATGGGGATTTTCCAGTGGCGCTGATTTTTGTTTTCTACTTGACCGAATCGTGGGTCGTCTCCAATGTCGCTTCCCCAGCAGTCTAGAGATATCCACTTAGATCTGACTCCGGCTTTTAGGCGGCAGAAGTCGTCCCCATAAGTTGGCCCAACAAACGACAGATACTTTTCCGTGCGTCGCTCAAGGTGAAACTTATCTGCTATGTCTCCAAGTGCGGAAAAGATTTCTTCGACTATCGGCTTTTCAATATCCGTCAAAACTACTTCTTCCTTGTGCTTATTAACATCTGATGTAACGAATGGCATTCCGTCAGCAGCTACACCAATCGTGATACGCATAAGCATTCCCTCCCCCTGTGCGATATAATAAATTCTGGCCCCCAGCCAGTGAGCGATAAATTATGGACGGAGGATACATATCATGTCAACGCCAGAAAGCCGCTTGCTCCAGATGATCCGCAGTTCCAGCGATCCCGCCGCCGCTCTTGAGGTGGCTATTTCAGTAATCCTTGACTACGTAGTGTCAGCTCTACCCCCATCAGAACAGTCTCCTGCTGTTCTTTCGGCACAAGCCGAAACAGGCGCAGCAGATACTGCTCCGCAGGCGTAACCCGTTCCTCAACCACCTCGCCATCGGCGGGGTGGTTTTCGTCTTTCATCAGTTCTTCCGCTGTTATTTTGAAGTAATTCGCTATGCGAAGCGCAGTGGCGTCGGACGGCAGTCCACCCTTCTTCCAGCGAGTTACGGACGATCTTTCGAGACCAATTTCCAGAATGACCGCCGTCGGCGACTTCCCCACCGAATTGCAAAGCGAAACAAAATTTTTGTAAAAAGCCATAAAATTTCCTCACATAATTTGTGCAGTCTATCAGAAGTTGGTAAAGTTCGCAAATTTGTATTGACAAGTTGGTTTTGTTGGTTTTATAATCCAATCATCCCCCGGGCGGACAGGCCCGCGGGAATGTCCTCCCATAGTATGTCTTGGAAGTCTGACCCTCTCCCTTATCGCACACATAGCCAGAAGCAAAGGCATGGAGGCAAACGCCCCTGTGCTGCCGGGTGACGCCGGCGCGCAGACACGGGTGGTACGTATGGTTTTCTTTTTGATTCTTTTCGTCTTTCCCATCGTACCACCCGTTTCGCGTCCTGTCAAGTTAACCATGGTTAAAGGTAGGTGATATTGTGCAACTAAGCAACAACATCCGGTGGCGGCGTGAAGCCAAGGGGCTGACGCAGACGGAGCTAGGCCGCCAGTGCGATGTGACAGCGGCGGCCATCAACCGGTTCGAGAGCGGCCTCAAGGTGCCGTCGCTGGTGACGGCGGTAGCGCTGGCCAAGGCGCTGGGCTGCTCGCTGGATGAGCTGGTGGGTTCCGCCAGCGCCTGAAATAACAACAAAAACGACAAGGAGGAAATTATTATGGCAAGAATGAAAGATATGCTGATCTGCGAGATCGAGCTTCTGGCCCGCATGAGCGGATATGACGTGGAGGAGTTGATGGATATCTACTTCCAGTACGTGGACGAGTGTCAAGAGGCCGGGGAGCCGTGCAACTGGGACTACTTCATCGGCGTGACCATGGAGCGCGACTGGTAAGCCCAGTGCCTAGGTCAAGCATAGCGGAAGGAGGGTTGTTTGTCCATGCAGGATAACAGCAGAAACATCTACCAGACCGCCAGAAAATCGGCAGGTCTGACGCAGGAGGCGGCCGCGGAACGGCTGGCGGTGAGTCTGACCAGTCTGCGAGCCTACGAGGGCGGCGAGCGCGTCCCCGCGGGCGATGTGGTGGCCCGGATGTGCATCGTCTACGACACGCAGTTTTTGGGCGTGCAGCACCTGCAGGCGTTCGGCGCATTGCTGCCGGAGTGCGTGCAGGAGGCCCGGCCGGAGCGGCTGGAGACGGCCACCATCAAGCTGGTGCGGCGGATCATGCGCTTTGCCGAGAGCCACCGGGAAGACCGGCTGCTGGAGATCGCCGAGGACGGCGTGATCGACGACGAGGAGCGGCCGGAGTTTCTGGCCATCACGGCGGAGCTGACGGACATCGTCAAGGCCGCGCTGGCCCTGATGTACACGGAGGAGGTGTAACCGTGCCGAAGGTCAATCTGCTGCGGGACGAGGGCCGGGAACGTGCCAAGGTGAGGCGCACCCTGATCCGCATGAAGTGCGCGGAGCGGGACATCCCGTCCCAGGCGGTGCTGGCCCGGAAGATCGGGCTGAACGAGTCCACCATGAGCACCAAGATCAACAGCGGCGCATGGACGGCGGACGACCTGCGGGCGCTGGATCGGCAGCTGCGCTTCAGCGCGGAGGAGTTGGCCCGGTTCGTGCGGGCATGAAAACAGCCGCCAGAGGGCGGCAGGAAGGAGCATGTGAAGGAGGTGAGACGTGTGGGTGACTTCATCCTTTACGCGGCGGTTGTCGTGGGCGCGTGGACGATGGCTTCGGCGACGGTCACGCTGGCGGAATCGCTGGGCAAAAAGAAAGACCGCCTTTCGGCTGGCACCGAAAAGCGGTCAGGCAGAACGAATTCTGCCGAATGAGAACACTATCATTGTAGCAGAAATTACCTGAACTGGCAAGGGGGAATTTGGAAAAATGGCAGAAAATTTAGAGCGTCCGGCGTACTGGGCGGTGATTCCGGCCGACGTGCGCTATGACGATGACCTCCCCGCCAACGCCAAGCTGCTCTACGGCGAGATCACGGCCCTGTGCAACAACGAGGGCTACTGCTGGGCCTCCAACGAGTACTTTGCCCAGCTGTTCGGCTGGGCCACCAAGTCGGTGACCCGGCTGGTCTCCGCCCTGCGGGACGCCGGCCACATCGAAGTGGAAATGGCGCCCTGCGGCGGCGGGACTGAGCGGCGGATCTACGCCGGTGTGGCTGTGGGGGGTGTCCGCAAAATTGCGGAGGGGGTCTCCGCAAAATTGCGGAGGGGGTCTCCGCAAAATTGCGGAGTCTATAATATGTTGAATAATACAGTGAATAATACCCCCCTTACCCCCCAAGGGGGAAAGCGTGGCAAAGGTGCTGCAAAGGATGCCCCGGACTGGAAGCCTGATCGCTTCGCCGGGTTCTGGGATTTCTACCCCAGCAAGGGCAAGAAGAACAAGCAGGGCGCGATCCGCGCCTGGGACAGGCTCAAGCCCAGCGACGACCTGATCCGGGAGATCGGCCAGGCGCTGGTGAAACTGAAGACCACCGATGATTGGCAACGGGGCGTGGCTATCCCCTACGCCGCCACGTTCCTCAACAACGGACGCTGGCATGATGCCGACTACCTGGAACGCGGCTGTCCCAGGGGTGAGCCAGGGGCGGCGGGCAGCAACGCCCCCACCATGGACTACGACTGGGGGGATGACGAGTGGCCGACGTAATGCCCGCCCAGCGCTGGCTGGAGGCGGAGAACGCCGTCATCGGTGCGCTGCTGCTGGACGAGCGGCTGGCCTCGCCTATTCTGGCAGCGGTGGACGCCGCAGACATCTGCGACGCCGCCAACCGCAGGATCTATCAGGCGGCCCGGGCGCTGCTGCTGGAGGACAAACCGGTGGATCCCGTGACGATCCGCAGCAAGATCGGCCCGGAATGTGAGCAGAGGCTCCTCCAGCTGATGGAGGTCGTGCCTACCACCGCCAACTGGCGGGAATATGCCACCATCATGCATGAGCAGGCCGTCATGGCCCGCATCCGGGACACGGCTCACGACCTGATGGCCGAGCCGACGCTGGAGGGCTGCCGCAGCAAGGTGGCCGCTCTGGGCGAGATGCTGTCCGCCAGCCGGGGCGTCGAGGCGTGGACGATGACGGACGCCTACCGGCACTTCATGGAGGCGCAGGACGCCGCCGAGAAGCGGGTTTATGTCAGCTACGGCATCCGGGAGCTGGACGCCGTCACATTCACCGAGCAGGGCGACGTGGTGATCGTGGGCGGTGAGCCCTCCAGCGGCAAGACGCTGCTGGCGCTGCAAATGGCCTACCACATGTCCAAGACCTACAACGTGGGCTTCTTCAGCTTGGAGACCAATCCGGCCAAGCTAACCGACCGTCTGGTGTCCGCCGCTATCGACGTGGATTTCACGGCTATCAAGCGGCAGCAGCTGAAGGAGGGCGACTGGCAGCGGGTGGCCGAGGGCGGCCGGGATTTCACCGGACGTCGCCTGACGCTGATCCGGGGCTCCGGCATGACGGCCTCCCGCATTCAGGCGGTGAGCCGGTCGTATGACTTCGACATCATCTTTGTCGACTACGTGCAGCTGATCGCGCCGGAGACGGATCCCCGGCTGGGACAGACACAGGCCATGGCGGCGGTGTCCCGCTCCATGCACATGTTTGCCCAGAACAGCGGCACACTGGTGGTGGAGTTGGCACAGCTTTCCCGCCCGGAGAAGCAGGGCAAATGGCGCGAGCCCACCATGCACGACCTGAAGGAGACCGGCCAGCTGGAGCAGGACGCTGACGTCATCATGATGCTCTACAAGCCGGAGGTGGGTGGAAAGTGCTACGGCTTCGAGGTGGTTGATCGGGATCAGGCGGATGGTATGCGCCTGCTGAAGCTGGTCAAGCAGAAGGAGGGGCGGCTGCTGCTGCCTATCCCGATGCATTTTGACGGCGCTAAGCAGCGCATGTCCGTCATGGCCGGGCCGGATGGTCGGGCCCTGATGCGCAAATTTTCCGATCTGGCCAAGGCCAGACAGGCCCAGCGGGCCGCCAAGCGCGGTGATCCCGTTCCGGGGCAGGTGAAGCTTGAGGAAGTCGAGGACGACGGCACGATGCCGTTTTAAGGAGGTGTCCGATGGAAATCGGCGACAAGATCATGTTTGTGCCGTACTGCAACCGCGCCGGCGTGACGGGCGAGATCAAGAGCAAACCCGTGCCGGGCCGGTTGGTGTGGATCCATCCGGAACTGCGCTTCGCGGTGGTGGAGCGGCGCACGAAAAATTATACATACCGGGAGAGCATATGGCTCACCCGGGCAGAAAGAAGGATGATGCTGAATGAGAACAATTGCGATCATGAACCTAAAGGGCGGCGTGGGTAAGACGGTCACGGCCCTCAATCTGGCCGACGTGCTGCGTCGGGCCGGTAAACGGGTGGTGCTGGTGGACTGCGACGGTCAGGCCAATCTGACGGAGTTCTACCTGCAGGAGGCGGCGCTGGACGCGCTGGAAGATGGCGGCATTACGGTGACCGACCTGCTGATGGGCGGCGCCGAGCCGCTGTGGTGCGACAACGTGATCCCGCTGGGCAGCGACGGTCTGGTGTCGCTGCTTCCGGCTGACTCGTCCCTGTACGGGCTGGACATTGCCGCCATCAAGCTGGGGCAGAGCGTTTCCATCAAGCCGTTTGAGGACTTCCGGGACGCGGCGGCGGAGGACGGTGTGGACTACATGATCTTTGACTGCCCGCCCGGCTTCAGTGCCGGCAGCGTGGCCGCCCTGAACGCCGCGGAAGGCGTGGTGGTAACCACCAAGGTGGACGGCTTCTCCCTTCGGGGCGTGGGCAAGCTGCGGGCGCAGCTGCGCTCCATGCGGTCGGCGGCCTGCAATGCCGACGCTATCGACGGCGTGCTGATCACCCAGTGGCGAAAAGATAACGCCGTGCTGGCGGGCGAGCAGGTGCTGCGGAGCGCACCGGGTCTGAAGGTGTTCGACACGGTAATCCGGTGGTCGAGCCCGGTGGACGGCTCCACCATGGCCCAGCAGCCGCTGGACGAGTACAGTCCCCGCAGCAACGCGGCGCAGGACTACCGGGCGTGGGTCAAGGAGTATCTGGGTGAGGAGGTGACGGGCTGATGCGACTGATAGACGCTGATGCGGCGTATGAGCGCGCGCAGGTCGACTCACGCAGAGGGGTACTTGAAGACTGGGAGTTTGACATGATCGTCAACTGTCTGGACAGCGCTCCGACTGTCGATGCGGCGCCGGTGGTACGGTGTAGGGATTGCAAACACTGGAGAGACAAGATCCCGTACACCGGGAAAAAACTTGGTTTTCACTGGTGCGACAAGTTTTGCAACAACATTGTTGTCGGGGATGACTACTGCTCCTATGGTGAGCTGAGGGACGGAGGTGATCCGGATGGCCGGTAAAGCTTCCAAAAAGTTCGACCTGGGCGAGCTGACCCGGGCGCTGGCGGGCGATGTTCCCGAATCGGGAACGGAGGGCCGCGACCAGATCGAGTACATCGACATCGACCTCATCGACAGCGATCCCAGCAATTTCTACGAGCTGAGGGACATCCCCGATCTGGCCGGCGACATCGAGACGGTGGGCCTGCAGCAGCCGCTGCTGGTGCGGCCCGGCGAAGACGGCCATGTGGTGCTGATCTCCGGCCACCGGCGCAGGGCGGCGCTGCAGCTGCTGGTGGACGAGGGCAAAGAGCGGTTCCGGCAGGTGCCGTGCATCCGGAAGACGGGTGGGAACGCTCTGGTCTACGAGATGCAGCTGATCTTCGCCAACGCCCACACCCGTGTGCTGACCAACGCGGAGATTGGCAAACAGGCCGCGCGGCTGGAGGAGATATTCTACCAGCTGAAGGAGCAGGGCTATGAGTTCCCCGGCCGTATGATCGACCATGTGGCGGAGGCCTGCAACATCAAGCGGGCCAAGCTGGGGCGGCTGAAGAAGATCGAGGCGCATCTGGCCCCCTGCTACAAGCCCCTGTGGGACGCCGGCGACCTGCCGGAGGACACCGCTGACGCGCTGGCCGGTCTGCCCCAGGCCGTGCAGGAGCGGATCAAGCGGGTCTGCCCCAAGAAAACGCCCACGGCCAGCAATATTCGAGAAATCGGTACAAAAATGAAAACGGGGTTTTGCTATGACGTCATCGGCCTGAAGTGTCCGGACGGCGGGGTTTGTACTCAGCGGGATAAATTCCTGAAACATAACCTGACCTGCTACGGCTGGGAGCGCTGCAGCGGCGGCAAGTGCTGCGTAGAGTGCAGTGCGGGCGGTGCTCATAGGGTGGACGGCAGTGCATGCGGCGCCGCCTGCGCGGAGATGTGCGCCAAGGCCCGCGCCGTCTACGAGAAGGCCAAAGCCAAGCGGAAGGACAGCGAGGAGCGAGAGGCCGCCAGGGCCCGCAGCAAAGCCGTGCAGAAGGCTATGGCGGACGCGGCGCGGATCGTCCGGGCCGCCGACGCAGCGGGGCTGGACGACGACACAAAGTTGGAATCCGACTACTCGTCTCTGACCAAAATTGGAGTGTTGAGGAAAGTCTCGCAGGGCGACATCCCGGAGAACATGAGCAACTACGGGCTGAGCGAGATCATCCCGTACAGGACAAAGGATTTGACCAGCATGGCCCAGACGCTGCGCTGCTCCACTGACTACCTGCTGGGGCTGACGGATCAGCTGCGGCCCGCGTCCGCGGAGCCGGGCCGGATGGTGCTGGCGGCGTGGATGCCGGGCGGCCTGACGCCGCCTGAGCCGTGCGAGGTGGTGGCGGACGTAGATCCCGGCGACGGCGGGAAGCCCGTGCGCTGCTTCCTGCGCTGGCTGGGCGGCGCGTGGATGTTCAAAAATCTGGATAAGCAGATCGGCATGACAGTGATCCGGTGGCTGCGGCTGCCGGAGGTGGAAAAGGAGGAGAACGATGCTTAAGCTTACAGTTAACGATGAACATGTCCATCAGGAAGTCCATGGAACCGCGATCGACGTTGCTATTGATGCCGTCCGCGCGATCGCTGCCATCTACCGCAGCCTGGAACGCCGGGACGCTTTGGGCGCGGCGGTGTTCCGCGGCTCCGTGACTGCGCTTATTGGCGGCAGCTCTCCCGTTTGGGACACCTCGCGCGTGTCCAAATGTGTCAGCGTCGACACGGTTCCCGGTGCGGATGAAGTGATCAAGCGTGTGCTTGAGGGAGGGCAGCATGACGGAGATTGATCTGACCCGCGACCAGTGCGCCGCGCTGGATAAGCTGGAAGGAGGAAATGAAGATGGCAGATAGAGTAAATGAATTGCTGGCGGAGTTGCGGGGTTGCGGCGAGACCTTGGGCTGCTGTGGCTGCAAGCGCGTCAATTCTCCAGAGTTGTGTCTAAGCCTTGTCGCCGAAGCCGCCGACGTGCTTCAGAAGTACGTCGACCGCTGCAAGCGCTACGCCGATGAGATCATGGCGCTGCGGGAGAAGCCGCGGTGGATCCCTGTGACGGAGCGGCTGCCGGAGACGGAAGATTTTGTGCTGGCGGTCGTAAATGGCAAGCCGACGGAAAACGTCACACTTGTGGATTCAATCGAGATCGCGTTGTTTATGCGGGATGAAGGCTGGTGCTTGGATATGTACCCGGAATGGGAGGATCCGAAGGTCACCCACTGGATGCCCCTGCCGCCCGCGCCGGAGGTGACGTGCGATGGGTAAGCAGAGCGGCTTCCTGCGGAAGGTGCAGGAGAACCAGCGGCAAAACATGCACCTGCAGCGGCTGTTCACCATTCAGCAGTGTGAGGACATGGCGCTGATCACGCTGGGACAGGATTTCGGCTTTGGCGAGAAGCGGGCCACGGAGTTTCTGGAGAAGTACCGGGAAACCTTTGAGGCCTACGCCTCTCTGTGCCTGGAGAACGCCAAGGGCGACGCGAATATGGACTATACCAAGGGCTGCATCGACCGGGAGCTGGCGCGCATCATGGGCAGCGCCTTCCAGCCCTGGGAGGTGCGGTATCCGGAGAAAGTGTTTGGTGGAAAATGATTACTTTGGAAGTTGAAAGCTATTGTCATAAGTGTGACCGCTTTGTGCCTACGTCCGTGCGGCGCTCGACGCTGCGGTGTTTCCCCTTGTCCGGCAAGGCGGAAACGCATGCTGGCGACTTTTCCGTTGTCTGCATGTATCGTGCCGGTTGCCTGGCCATCGAGCAGGTGATCCGGTCGGAGATCGCGGCGAAGGAGGGCGAGGGATGACCCGAAAACGATACATCAAGCTGCTGATGGGCTATGGCTACACCCGGAATCTGGCGCAGGCCCGGGCAGCCATCGACCTTCCCAGCTATGGCAACAGCTATGCCCGCGCATTTGCGGCTCTGGATCCATACCTTCGGGCCAGGGGCGCGTTCCGCGACATGTGCGCCAGACTTGTGAACACATGGGGGTCTATTCAGCCGCGGCTTCTCCGCACGGCTCAGGACATTATAGACGCGCTGGCAGCGGTCGGAAAGGAGGGTCAGGGATGACCCGAAAACGATACATCAAGCTGCTGATGGCGTGTGGAACTGGCAGGAGTCAGGCGATTCGGAACGCCCGCTATGTGCAGGCATATCGCGCTTCGTATCGTGGCGATTTGGTCTGCTGGTTAAGCTTGTCGTTTGCCGCCATGCCTTGGGCGCAGACGGATGAGCAGCGTAGTGTTCTCCGTCGGCGCGCCGCGATCCTCAAGCGTGCCCTGTATGGCGAGGTGGCCCATGAGTGAGGGCCCTCGTCTGTGCGTGGTGACGCAACGGGCGGGCCCGCTGACCAAGACCTACAGCACCGACAGATTCCGTTACGTGAGGAGGGCGGCCCGACATCAATGTCGCGGTTCGCCCGACTCCGGCCCCGCGAACTGGAACAAACCGGCGCAAAAGCTGGAATTGTACCTCGCCCTGTTCGGCTTCTCCGGCGCCCACTACGTGCTGACGTTTCGGGATGAGGATCTTCCGCAGGACTTTGACGGCGTCAAGCAATGCCTGAGGAACTTCGTCAGGCGCGTACACCGACGATATCCAGAGGTGAGGCGGTATGTGTATGCCGTGGAAGCAGGCCATGAACGCGGCCGCTGGCATATTCATTTCGTGGCCGACGAACAGGAACTTCCGCTGACGGCGGTAGAGACCCTCTGGCGGCACGGCTTTGTGAATCCGGGCTATCATGAGTATCCGGTGTTGTGCCATGACGAAGGATATTCTAGATTGGCCAAGTACCTGTGCAAGCCGGACGGGATGAAGCCGCTGGGCAAGCACCGGTGGGGTGCTGCCAAGGAGATGCGCCGGATGATACCGCCGCCGACGGTGCGGGTGCAGGCACGGCGGCCGGGCGTTCCCAAAGACGCGTTCTGGACGGGCTTCGAGGCCGCGCCGGTGCGCAAGGTGGGCGGCCAGTCCAGCCCACTGATGGAGTACTCGGACTGGGTTGCCGCGCCCAAACCGGGAACGTACCGGTTTCTGGAAACTGACGCGAAAACGTAAGCACTTATTATTAAATTAAAGATTTATAAATTATACTTCTATTGCTAGTAATTACTTGTAACGCTATGACTTATTTGTGACCATAGCGAGAAAAGGAGGTGAAAGGCCTTGCGAGTTACGTCGCAGTATGGTAAACTTGATGTAGATAATCGCAGCGGGTTCGTTGCCTGCCCGGTATGCGGCAACCCACGCCTTACGAGGGTGAGGCAAGACACCAGCGCGGCAAACCTTCCCGCGCACTGTAAGCGATGCAAAACGGAGTTTCTCCTGGATATCGAGGGTGAGACCAGAGCGCTTGACGCCAGAGTCCAGAACTGAGCCATGATGGCTTGTGTTCGGATTCTGGCGTTTTTGTTTTGCCTGGAGGTGGCCCATGGGCTTTGACTATTCCGGCCGCAACAAGCGGTGGCAGGCCGTCCGGAAGCTGGCGCTGAAGCGTGACGGGTACCTGTGCCGAGAGTCGGCGCGATACGGCAAGATCGTCGAGGCCAACGTGGTGCATCACGTCTGGCCCGCGGAGGATTATCCGGAGTACGCCTACGAGCTGTGGAACCTGCTGTCGCTGTGTCAGGCGCAGCACGACGCAATGCACGATCGCGTCACGCGGGCGCTGACGCCTCTCGGCGAGCGCTGGCGGCGTCGGACGATACCTCCCCCGGTCACTTCACCGCGCCGAAGTGACCAAATGACCGGCCTGGGAAGTCTTTGCACACACAGGGAAGTTTTTTAGGAGGGTGAAATTTTGGGGAGAACCTGCTAAGCACAGCGTCCAGACGGGCGGGGAGGTTATCGCGCCTGCGGCGCAGCAGCGGGACGCGCCCAGGCGGCGCCGGAGCGCGTCGCAGAGGCAAGGCGCGGACAGAATCACGGAGGCAGGGCACAGAAAGGAGCTTGCATGAAAATCGAGATGCGGCGGCTGGCGGATATCGTCCCCTATGCCGCCAACGCGAAGAAGCATGATGCCCGCCAGGTGGCCAACGTGGCGGAGAGTATCCGGCAATACGGCTTTGTCCAGCCGGTGGTGGTGGATGCCGACGGCGTGATCGTGATCGGCCACTGCCGGGTGCTGGCGGCCCAGAAGCTGGGCATGGAGGAAATCCCCTGCGTCTGCGTCTCCGACCTGACGCCGGAGCAGGTGAACGCGCTGCGGATCGTGGACAACAAGTCCAACGAGAGCCCGTGGGATCTCGGTCTGCTGGCCGGTGAGCTGCCCGCACTGGATCTGAGCGGGTTTGACTTCGAGTGGATCAGTCCGGAGGTACCGGAGCCGCTGCACGGCTCTGCTGAAGCGTGCGCCGCTGCCCTCGAGGATAATCCCCTGGCGGAAGATGATCCGGGGTATCAGGCGTTTCTGGAGAAGTTCGCGCCGAAGAAAACCACGGACGACTGCTACACACCCCAAAATGTCTACGAGGTGGCAAAAACTTGGGCCGTTGAAAAATATGGTCTCTCTGGCCTTCAAGTGCTCCGGCCGTTTTATCCGGGCGGCGACTATAAGGCCGTAACATACGACAGCGACTCTGTCGTTATCGACAACCCGCCGTTTTCGATCATCTCCGAAATCTGCGAGTGGTACACGCAAAACGGCGTCCGCTTCTTTCTGTTCGCGCCGGCGCTCACTCTTTTTGGCATTTGCCGAGGGCTTTTGAACTATGTCGCCTGCGGGGCTGGGATTACTTTTGAGAATGGCGCAAACGTCGGCATTTCCTTCGTAACAAACATGGGCAGCTGCGCAGTAGAAAGCGCGCCCGACCTTCGGGAGCGCCTTGATGCTGCGAACGGCGAGAATCTCAGGGCAGCCCGAAAGGAGCTGCCGAAGTATTCCTATCCTGCGCAGGTTTTGACCAGCGCGATGGTGCAGTATCTTGCCGCCCACGGTGTGGATTTTCGAGTGCCGCACGGTCATCTGGCGTTTACGCGGGCCTTGGACTCCCAGCGGGAGGCTGGTAAAGCCGTTTTTGGCTCCGGCTTTTTGATATCGGAGAAAGCTGCGGCGGAGAAAGCTGCGGCGGAGAAAGCTGCGGCGGAGAAAGCTGCGGCGGAGAAATGGCCGCTTTCTGAGCGAGAGCTGGCTATCGTTGCTTCGCTGGGCCGCGACGGGGGTGATTGCCATGGCGACGGTTAAGAAGACGCCAGAAGCGCCGCGGTATCTGACCGGCGGCACGAAGCTGCGGTTTGACGAGCTGGCGCCCAAGTGCGTGGCCATGGGGACGCTGTCCCATCTGGATGTGGATGTGCTGGCCAAGTATGTGCTGGCGGAGGACGAGTATCTGGTGGTCACGCAGAAGCTGCAGCGGGCGCTGAACGACGGCGACGCCGACAGCGCCGGGAAGTGGCTGAGCCTGCAGGGCGGCGTTGCCAAACAGTGCCTGACGCTGGGCGCGGAGTTGGGGCTGACGCCGGCGTCCCGGCGATCGCGGGGACTGATCGTTCCGTAGAAATCATGCCGGCGGGGGTGTGCCGGGCGGCTGACCGGGTTCGGGGCCGGGCAGTTCGGCCATGGATACCTCCTAGTCGGGCGGCGCGGGGTGCGCCGTCCGGCAGACTCCCGCCGAGGGAAAGTGCTGCGGAAACGCAGCGGAACAGGTCAAGGCGCTGCGAAGGCGCAGCGCGGGCGGACAGAGTCGTCCGCCCCTACGGAAAATCTGTGCTCAAGTTGGGAACGGGCGGAAATGAGGTGAGCGGGTGTCGAAGGAAGATACTTACCGGCAGGAGCTGATCCGGCTAGGGGTGTGGCAGGACGCCTTCGAGGGCGAACTGCATCAGCTGTGCATTCTGGAGCGGGAATTGAGCCGCACCATGAAAGCGTGGAAGGCCACGGCCGCCGACGGCAAGAATCCCAGCGTTCTGGATCCCCACTACAAGGTCATCACCCAGCAGCGCAGCGACATTCTGAGCCACCGGGAAAGCCTGGGGCTGACGCCCAAGGGCCTGCAGCGGCTGCGGAAAAGCTCGTCCGAGCAGGGCAGCGCCGGAGACGGCATCGGCCAGAAGCTGGACGACCTGATGGCGGCCGTGGGCGGCTATGACGTGGTGGGCAGCGGATGAGGGCGCCCCATCTGGATCAGGTGCTGGCTTACGCCAGGGCTACGGCGGCGGATGAGGGCATCTGCGAACTGACGCGGCTGGGCTGCCAGCGTTTTTTGCGTGATCTGGAGGATCCCCGCTTCGTGCTGGATCCGGCGCTGCCGGAGTTTTGCATCGGGATCATGACGAGGCTGTTCGCGTTCATGCAGGGCGAGCGGCTGGACGGCACGCCGCTGCGGGGCAAGCCCTTTGAGCTGATGCCGTGGCACCTGTACTGCACCTACGCCGTATGCGGCTTTCAGTGGGCCGACACGCGGCTGCGGCGGTTTACCGAGGCGGATATCTTCGCCCCGCGGAAGACCGTGAAGACCTGCTTTTCGGAAGCGCTGCTGTTTGCCATGTGTTTGTGGTACAAGCGCAGCGGCGCAAAGGAAAAGACGGTGGCGGGCTCCATGAAGCAGGGCATGGAGGGCTTCGAGTTCCTCAAGTACAACCTGGTGCGGCTGGGACTGGCCGCGCCGGACAACCCGGCGGGCGTGCCGCTGCGGATGCTGGACAGTTCGCTGGGGCACAAGTTTTCCGGTGAGCTGGGCGGCGGCTTTCTGGACATGGAAACGCTGGCCTACAAGCCCGACCTGTTCGATGCGTTCAACGCCATGTTCGTCCATCTGGACGAGCTGGAGCTCTACAAAGACGCCAGGCCTTACACCCGACTGCGCGACGCTATGAAGGCCTACACCAACAAACTGGTGCTGATCACCTTCACGGCCGGCGACGACGGGACAGGCTTTGCCGCCACCCACCGGAATTATCTGGAGGCGGTGCTGCGGGGCACCATCAAGGGGCCGGACGCCGACCGCACCTTCGTGTTCATGGCGGAAGCGCCCCGGATGGAGGACGGCGAGGTGGACTACACCAACCCGGCGGTGCATCGGGCGGCCAATCCCAGCTACGGCATCACCATCCGGCCGGACGACATGCTGGCGGCGTCCCTGCAGGCGGAGCGCAACCCCACACTGCGGAAGGAATTCCTGACCCGTTCGCTGAACGTGTTTGTCAGCAGCTTCAAGGCGTGGTTTGACGTGGCGGAGTTCCAGCGGAGCGATGGCCGCTACAGCTGGAGCATGGCGCAGCTCAGTAAGCTGGTGAAGAACTGGTACGGCGGCGCCGACCTGTCGAAGCTGCACGACCTGACGGCGGCGGCGCTGGTGGGCGAGGTGCCCGCCAAGCTGGCAGCCACGGAGGACTGGACGCCTCCGGAGGACGTGCTGGTGATCGTGCCGCACTGCTGGTTCCCCATCACGGCGGCGGCGGAAAAAGCGGATCAAGACCGCATCCCGCTGTTTGGCTGGAAGGACGACGGGTGGCTGGACATGCCCAACGAAGCCAGCATGGATCCCACGGAGCCGGTGAAGCAGTTTTTGGCATGGAAGAAGGCCGGATTCCACATCCGGAAGGTGGGCCACGACCGGAAATTCGCCCGAAAGTACTATCAGGCCATGAAAAAGGCCGGGTTTTCCGTGGTGGATCAGCCCCAGATGTACTTGCAGAAGTCCGAGGGCTTCCGGTACATCGAGCACAAGGCGAAGGTCGGGTGCCTGTACTACTGCCACGCGGAGCCCTATGAGTACTGCGTGGCCAACGTGCGGGCGCAGGAAAAGGTAGACGACGCTGTGCAGTACGACAAGATCGGGCCGACAAGCCGCATCGACGTGTTCGATGCTTCGGTGTTTGCCACGATCCGGATGCTGATCGACAGCGAGAAGTTAAATCAGGCCGCCAGATGGTTTGGCGGCGAGGAAGAGGAGGTGTGACCGATATGGGACTATTTGGTAAACGGCAGAAGCGCTCCAGCGTGGGCGCGATACTGCTGACCACGCCCGGCGTGGTGCTGCCTGCCGGGTATCACCGGTTGGCGGACACGCCGGAGGTGGCCGGGGCCGTGTGGTGCATCTCCGACCTGATCGCCAGTATGACCATTCACCTGATGCAGAATACCAGCAACGGCGATATCCGGGTGCGGGACGAGCTGGCCAAGAAGGTGGATATCGCGCCGTGGCGCATGGGTACCCGGCAGACGCTGGTGAGCTGGATCGTGACCACGCTGCTGCTGGAGGGCGACGCCTTCGTGCTGCCGGTGACCTCCGGCGGGTATCTGGAGGATCTGGTGCCCATGCCGGACGCCTACGCCATGGCGCAGCCGGACGGGCTGACCTACACCGTGCAGTGGCAGGGCGTGCCCTTCGGGCCGGACGACGTGCTGCATTTTGTTCTGCACCCGGATCTGAGGCAGCCTTGGCGGGGCACAGGTCTGCAGGTGCAGCTGCAGGACGTGGTGGCCAGCCTGGTGCAGGCCACGGCCACCAAGACCGCCTACATGAGCAGCGAGTACCGGCCGCCGCTGATTATCTCGGTCAACTCTGACAGTGATCTGGCGGACGAGGAGGCGCGGGAGAAGTTCATCCAGAAGCGGCTGACCCGGAAGAACCGGGACGAGCCCTGGATCTTCCCGGCTGACCTGATGCATGTGGAGCAGGTCAAGCCGCTGAGCCTGACCGACCTGGCTATCCGGGACGGCGTGGAGCTGGACAAGAAGTCCATCGCCGCGGTGATCGGCGTCCCTAGCTTTCTGGTGGGCGTGGGTGAGTTCCATCGGGACGAGTATAACACGTTTATCCGGCGGAAGGTGCTGCATGTGGCCCAGATCGTGGAGCAGGAGCTGACCAAGAAGCTGCTGCTGAGCCCGGAGCGGTATTTCCGACTGAACAGCCGGTCACTCTACTCCTACGACCTGAAGGAGCTGAGCGAGATCGCCGACGAGCAGTACACCCGCGGGCTGATGACCGGAAACGAAGCCCGGGACTGGATCGGCCTGCCGCCCATGAAGGGGCTGGATGAGCTGGTGATCCTGGAAAACTATCTGCCGATCGACCGGATCGGCGACCAGAAGAAGCTGAAAGGGGGCGGCAAAAATGCCGACGAATGACAACGACCGCCTGGTGCGGCAGGTGCGCTCCTGCGGGGCGGAGTTCCGGGCCCGCGACGAGGGCGGCCCGGTGATCGAGGGGTATTTCTCTGTTTTTAACCGGGACTATGAGCTGTGGCCCGGCGCGGCGGAGCAGGTGGCTCCGGGTGCCTTCCGGGAAACGCTGGGGGGCGACATCCGCGCCCTGGCCAACCACGACACGCGGCTGGTGCTGGGCCGGACGACCACCGGCACCCTGACGCTGCGGGAGGACGACAAGGGCCTATTTGGCACGATCAAGATGAACGAGCAGGACAGCGACGCCATGAACCTCTACGCCCGCGTCCAGCGGGGTGACGTGAGCCAGTGCTCGTTCGGTTTTGATATTCTGGACGAGGAATTCACGGAGCGATCCGACGGGAGCGTGCTGTGGACGATCCGGAAGGTAAAGCTATATGAGGTGAGCGTGGTGACCTTCCCGGCCTATGTGGAAACGGCGGTCAGTGCGCGGAAAGCGGAAGTGGACACCATCCGGCGCAGAAGGCTGGATGCGTGGAAAAACGAGATGAAGGAGCGAATGAAAAAATGGCATTGAAAATTCTGATGCTGCGCAAGCGGCTGACCGACGAGGAAAAGAACAATGCGGCCCTGCGGGCCAAGCTGGCACCCTTTGCCCAGCGGGAACAGGAGCTGGCGCAGTCTATTGAGGCGGCCAGCACCGAGGAGGAACGCAGCGCCGTGCAGGCGGCTGTGGAGGCCTTTGAGAATGAGCGGGACGCGGCCCAGCAGGCTGTGACTGCCAGCGACGCGCTGATCAGCGAGCTGCGGGGCAAAATCGAGGCCGCGGAGCGAGAGCAGCAGGCGGCCGTCCAGGCCGGCGGCGAGGGCCGCGGCATGAATCCCAGCCGCCAGGGCGGCGGCATGGAGCTGCGGGAAGCGCAGGAGTTCCAGCGCACCGGCCGCCACGTCTACCGCGACGTGCGCAGCCTGCTGCGGGCTACTCCCCTGCTGACCAGCGCCACCGGCGTGGTGGGCCCCACCGGCGTGGGCGGCATCAACGACGGCTTTGTGGGCGTAAGCAGCCTGGTAGACCTGCTGAAGGTCACGGACTGCACCGGCATGGCCAGCTACAAGGTGGTGTATCTGGCCGGCGACGCGGCGGACGCCGCGGCCATCACCGAGGGCAGCGCCCCCACTGAGGGCGAGCCCACCTTCGGCAGCGTGGAACTGACCCCCAGCAACTACGGCACCATCGGCTATGTCTCCAACGAGATCGCCAAGCAGACGCCGCTGAACTACGAGGAGAAGGTGCGGGAGAGCGCCCGCCGCAGCCTGCGCCGGAAACTGAACACCGTGGCGGCCACGGCTATCCTGGCTTCCAGTCTGAACAATTCTCTGGGCTTGAGCGCCGCCGCAGCGGCTGCTACGGGCGCCGCCTTCTTTGACGGCGCGCTGCTGAGTAACATCATCCTTAGCTACGGCGGCGACGAGGACACCGGCGGCGTGGGCGTGCTGTTCCTGACCAAGGAAGATCTGAAGGCCTTTGCCGCAGTGCGTGGCAAGAACGAGTATCTGCCGGTGTACTCCATCACCCCCGACGCGGCCAACCCCAGCACCGGCATCATCAAGGACAACAACGGCCTGAGCTGCCGCTACTGTCTGAGCAAGGACATCAAGTCCCTGTCCACACTGACGCTGACCACCACTGCCACCAAGACCATGTTCTACGGCGTGCCCTCCAACGCGGAACTGGCGCTGTGGGGCGGTTTTGACGTCCGCGTGGACAGCAGCTACAAGTTCGCTGAGGGCCTGCTGGCCATCCGTGGCGAGGTGACCGCCGACGTGGACGTGACGGTGAAGAGCGGCTTCACGGTCGTGACGGCCAAGAAGGCCGCCAGCTGATAACGGCCAAGAGGCGGCGGACTGAGCGGGAGCAGCAATCAGTCCGCCGCCTTGCGGCAGAAAGGAGCGAAACGCCATGGAAATGCAAATTCTGCTGACGCGGCTGAAGCTGAGCCTGCCGCTGACGTCGGACGCCTATGACGAGCTGCTGGAGGGCTTTTTGCAGACGGCCATCGACAAGTTCGGGGCTGACGTGACGGACGAGGGCGACCAGACGCTGGTGATCCTCTACGCCGGGTGGCTGTGGCGCAGCCAGAAAGACCCGGGTTTGCAGAAGCCTCCGGCGCTGCAGATGGCCATCAACGACCGGGCGGTGCGGAAGGCGACGGAACCGGAGGGCGGCGATGTTTGACGAGCTGTATCTGATCGCGCCCGAATTGGGAACGCAGGACGAGATCGGCGTGTTCCGCAAGACCGGGCCGGAAAATCGGCGGCGGGTACTGTGCGAGGCCGGAGGCATCCGGCGCAGCGAGTGGGCGGCTGCCGGCGCGGCCGGGCATCGGCCTGAGCTGGTGGTGACTATCCCCTATGTGGACTATCAGGGAGAGACGGAGGCCGACTACCGGGGGCAGCGGTACAGCATCTACCGCACCTATCCCGTCAACGATGGGTGGGACGTGGAACTCTATCTCGAGATGAAGGACGGTGTGCGGGGATGAGTAAGAGCATCGAGATCGACCAGTTGGCGGATGCCGTGATGGACGTGCTGGAGGAATACCGGGACGTGACCGTCGACGTCATGAAGGACGCCGTGGACAAGGTGACCAAAGAGGCCGTGGCGGAAATTCGCAGTGATATCCCAGCGGCGGGTATCGGCGGCAAGGGAGACTACCAGAAAAGCTGGGCATCCAAGCAGGACGCCGAGTCAAAGAAGCGGTACGCCTACGCCAAGGTGGTCTATGCCAAGGATCCCCACTACCGGCTGACGCACCTGTTGGAGAAGGGTCACGATCTGATTGTCAGAGGAAAGCCGTTGGGCCGCGTCAAGGCGTTTGTCCACATCCGTCCGGCGGCGGATGATGCGGCGGACAAGTTGGAGAAGTATATCAAGAGTGGACTGAAGGGGGGCAGGTAAGCGTGACACTGGCACAAGTAGACGCTGTGCTGAAAGGCACGGGGTTGCCGGTGGTCTATCACCAGTGGCGGCAGGACAACGCCAGAGGGCCGCGGCCTCCCCTGCCCCGGATCACCTATCAGGTGAAAAACGACAATCCGTTCTACGCCGACGGCGTGGTCTACTACACCTGTCCGGCCATTGAGGCGGCGCTGTATACCGCCGAGAAGGACACGGCGCTGGAGGCCGCCGTGGACACCGTGCTGCAAAGCGCAGAGATCGCCTACACCAAGACCGAAGGCTGGGTGGAGGACGAGAGAGTATACGCGATCATCTATGAATTTGAGGTGTAATTATGGCTAATGAAAACAAAGTCCAGTTCAACCTGAAGAACGTGCACTACGCCGTGCTGACGGAAGCCAAGACGGGCGGCGCCACCACTTACAGCTGGGGCACGCCGGTGGCGGTGCCGGGCGCGGTGAACCTGAATCTGGAGCAGCAGGGCGAGATCACAAAGTTCTACGCCGACGGCATCGTCTACTACCAGAGTCCCGTAAACAACGGCTATGAGGGCGATCTGGAGATGGCCCGCATCGTGGACAAGATGCTGCAGGACGTGTGGGGCATGACGCTGGGCACCACTAGCAAGGTGCTGACGGAGAACGCCAACACGGAGGCCAAGGCCTTCGCGCTGCTGTTCCAGATCGACGGCGACGCGGACGAGGACTGCTATGTCCTCTACAACTGCACGGGCACCCGCCCGGCTATCGCCGCCAAGACCAAGGAGGACACCAAGGAGCCTCAGACCCAGAGCAGCACCATCTCCGCCGCGCCGCTGGGCAACGGCAACGTGATGGCCCGGACGACCTCCGAGACGCCGGAGGCTACCAAGAACAGCTGGTTCAGTCAGGTGTTCGTGGAGGGGGCCGCGTAATGGAGAGGACGATCACGGTCGACGGCAAGACCATTACGCTGCGGGCCACGGCGCTGGTGCCGCGGCTCTATCGCCACCTGATCGGCCGGGACATGATCCAGGACATGGCGACGCTGCGGAAGGCCTACGCCGCCGCGGAAAAGGCCAAGAAAGCCGGAGCGGACGAGGAGGAGCAGAACGTGGCGTCCATGTCGGTGATGAATCTGGAGATCTTCGAGGACGTGGCGTGGGTCATGCTGAAGCACGCCGCCGAGTTCCGGGACACGGAGAACGGCCGGGTGCTGATGAACGGCGACATGGTGGTGGGCAAAAGCCCGGACGAGTGGCTGGATCAGCTGGACGGCACGTTCTCGGTCTACGAGGTGCTGCCGGTGATCCTGGAGCTGTGGGGCGCCAACCAGAAGACCACCAGTACACCGGCAAAAAAGTGAGGCAGACAACCCGGGAGCCCAACGGGGCGCAGTTCATGCTGAGGTGCGCCCAGTTGGGGTTGTCTGACGAGGCTCTGACGGGGATGACAATGGGCATGATCTACGACCTTTACACGGAGAAGGCCAACGACCAGCACAAGTACCCCTACAAGGCCACACAGGCCGATATCGACGCATTTTTCCCCAAGTAAGGAGGTGGGCGCATGGCAAACAACAGCCGGGTGAAGGGCATTACCGTCAAAATCGGCGGCGACGTGTCTGGTCTGGACAAGGCGCTGCAAGGCGTCAACAGTAAGATCAACGACACGCAGGCTCAGCTGAGGGACGTCAAGCGGCTGCTGAAATTCGACCCCGGCAACACGGAGCTGCTGAAGCAGAAGCAGGAACTGCTGGCCAAGGCTGTGGGCAACACCAAGGACAAGCTGGAGCAGCTGAAGGACGCCGAGAAGCAGCTGAAGGACGCGGGCGTGGACGAGAACGGCGCCCAGTTCCAGAGCCTCCGGCGGGAGATCATTGAGACGGAGCGCAATCTGGACGACCTGACGGAGGCTGCGGAGCAGTCTAGTGTGGCCATGGGACAGATCGGCGCCGCGGCGGATAAGGTGGCCAGCGGTGCCCAGAAAGTGGCTGACGCCACGGCGGGCATTTCCCATGCGGCGCAGGTCGGTCTGGCTGCCGCTGCCGGCGCTGCGGTAAAGATCGTGGACAGCTATGCCGACTATGAGCAGCTGATCGGCGGCGTGGAAACGCTGTTCAAGGGCAGCTCCAAAAAGCTGGTAAAGTACGCAAAATCCGCCTACAAGACGGCGGGCCTGAGCGCCAACAACTACATGGAGACGGCGACAGGCTTCGCCGCTTCGCTGGTGAGCAGTCTGGGCGGCGACACCGAGAAAGCCGTGGAGCTGGTAGACGTGGCCATCACGGACATGGCGGACAACGCCAACAAGATGGGCAGCGACATCAAGAGCATCCAGAACGCCTATCAGGGCTTTGCTAAGCAGAACTACACAATGCTGGACAACCTGAAGCTGGGGTTTGGCGGCACGAAAGAGGAAATGCAGCGGCTGCTGGATGAGGCGGAAAAGCTGTCCGGCATCCACTATGACATCGGCAACTACGCCGATATTGTCAACGCGATCCACGTGATCCAGACGGAGATGGACATTACCGGCACCACCGCCAAGGAAGCGGAGGGGACGATCTCCGGCTCTATCGCCACCCTGAAGGCGGCCATCAGCAATCTGGCGGCGGGCATGGGCGACGCCAACGCGGACATCGACCAGCTGACGGAGAACATGATCGAAGCGTTTCAGAACGTGGCGGACAACGTCATTCCCATCCTGGAGAATATCTGGGATCACCTGCCCGGCGGGGCGAAGTTCGCGCTGGGCGGCACGGCGGTGGTGGCCGCCATCTCGCCGGTAGCGAGCACGCTGGCGAACATCGCAGAAGTGGTCAGCAAATTTTCAAAGCTTGCGCCTGCTGCCGCTTCGGCCGGAGCGGCAGCAGGCGGGGCAATTGGCGGCGGCATGATTGCTGCGGCGGTCGGCGGGATTGTGGCCGGTATCCCGCTGTTTGTGACGCAGGCCTACGACGCATTCAAGAACGGTCTGAACTGGCTCAACGGACTGTTGGTGCCGCTGGGCTCCACGATGGCAGGCGCGGGGGCGGGCGCTATCATCGGCGCAGCCGGCGGCCCGATAGGCGCCGGAATCGGCGCTTTGATCGGTTTGATAGTCGGCGCGATCACGGATCTTGTCGCGCTGATTGTAAAAAACTGGGACAAGATCAAGGCGACGCTCTCGAAGGTAGGCAGCTGGATCAAGGACAACGTGATAACTCCCGTCGTCAACTTCTTTAAGGGGTTGTGGAAAAGCGTGTCCGGCTTTTTTGCAGACCTGTGGAGCGATATCGTGGCGATCTGGTCTTCGGTCGGGGAATGGTTCAACGCGAACGTGATCCAACCCATTGTGAACTTCTTCGCGCCTATCGTGGAATGGATTAGCACGTTCTTTGAGGGCTGCTGGCTTATCATTCAGGCCGTGTGGCAGACCGCGGCCACTTGGTTTAACGAAAACGTGATCCAGCCGATCGTCGGGTTCTTTCAGGGGTTGTGGGAAGCCGTGTCCGGCTTCTTCGTAGCGCTATGGAATGATATCGTTGCCATCTGGAGCGCCGTAGCGGCGTGGTTTGACGGGAACGTAATCCAGCCCGTTGTTGGATTCTTCCAGGGCGTGTGGGAGGCCGTATCCGGCTTCTTTGCAAGTCTCTGGACGGATATCGTGGCAATTTGGGGCTCTGTCGCGGGGTGGTTCAAGGAGAAGGTGATCCAGCCGATCGTCAGCTTCTTTACCACGGCATGGGAGAGCATCAAGAACGCGTTCAAGACCGCGTTTTCTGCCATCGCTGACTTTGCGAAGTCTATCCTTAACGGCGTGATCGGCATTGTAGAGCGAATGATAAACGGCATAATCGACAGAATCAACGGACTGATCGGCGGCTTCAACAAGGTCGTCACATGGGCGGCTGGCGTTGTCGGCGCAGATTGGAAGGGGTTGGGGCTGATCCCCAACGTCAAGCTTCCGATGCTGGCCAGCGGCGGCATTTTGTCCAGCGGCAGCGCTGTGGTGGGCGAGGCCGGGCCGGAGCTGCTGACGCTGACCGGCGGCAGGGCTGTGGTGCAGCCGCTCTCTGGCAACGGGCCGAGCCTGAAGGGCGTGGAGGGGCTGCTGGGCGGCATCTCCGACAAGCTGGGCGCCGGACAGCCCGTCACCATCGTGGTGCAGAGCGTGCTGGACGGCCGGGTGATCGGCGAGACGGCCTACGACTACACCATGCAGAGAGCGAGGGCGAGGGGATGATAGCCTATCGATTCAAGGCGTCGGGAGTGGATCTGGCTCCCTACGTGGAGCGGGACGGCTACACCACGGCCGTGACGCCGGTGTTCACCGATAAGGTGACCACCATGGACGGCGTAGACCATTGCAGCCTACTGCGGCTGCGGGGCAGCGTGACGGTGAAGCTGAACCCCCAGAGCGCCACGGCCGCCGGCCGCATCTGCGCGGCGCTGCTGCAGCACCCTGTGACGGTGGAGTATTTCTGCTTGCAGCGGCAGGCCGTGGTAGTGGCCAGCATGCAGGCCCCGGCGCAGACGGCGCAGTTTTTGAGCCGCTGTCTCGCCGGCGGCCAGCGCTGGGTGCAGGCGAAGAACATCACGCTGGAGGAGCTGTAAGATGCAGACAACGAGCGAACGGTATCGGGAACTGCTGGCACTGCCCCACGAGACAGAAAACCGCCTGCTGATCGACGGCGTGGCCTACACCACGCCCCAGCTGGTGAAGAACAGCCTGCAGACGGTGGAGGCATTGTTTTCCGGCACCACCCCCGCGGTGGGCGGGGCGGTGGCCGGGGAGATATCCGTGCAGCTGCTGGGGATAGCGTCCTCCAGCGTGGCCAGAATGGCCGAATTAAGGCCGCAGGTGCGGCTTGTGGGCGATTCCGGCGAGCCCAGCGAATGGGTGGCCCAGGGCGTGTACAACGTAGACAAGCGAAGCTACAACAAGCAGACCGGCGTGCTGACGCTGCACGGCTATGACAAGATGCTGGCCACGGAGCAGTGGTATACCGGCAGCGTGGGCACCGGCGGCGTGACGGATATCACCATCGTCAACCGGGTCTGTACCCAAGTCGGGATCACGCTGGACAGCGAGACGGACAGCTTCTTTTCCGCCAGCGGCAAGAAATACAAGGTGACGAAGCCCAGAAACTACACCTGCCGGGAGCTGCTGCAGGCCATCGCCGGGTGGTACGGCGGCAACTGGTGCATGACACCGGTGGGCAAGCTGCGGCTGGTGCTGCTGAACAGCCTGCCGAAGGAGACCAATTATCTGGTGGACAACGGCGGCAATGCCATCACGTTTGGAGGTGACAGGATTCTTGTCGGGTAAAATTTTTGTAGGAAACAGTGCGTCCAGTCTGACAGAGGCGGACAAGCTGCAGCCCTACAGCAAGGTGACGGTGACGGACGGCACCAACAGCTACACGTCCGGCGACGATACGGGGCGGGAGCTGACGGTCAACGTGCCGCTGTTGCCCACCACCAAGGGCGACACGCTGGCGGCGAATATTCTGGCGGCGGTCAAAAACTACCGCTATCAGCCCTACGAGGCCGCTGACGCGCTTTTAGACCCGGCGGCGGAGCTGGGCGACGGCGTGACCGTGGGCGGCATCTACGGCGGAATACACGCCAAGACGACCACGTTTTCCCGGCTGTTCCGGGCGACGGTGAGCGCTCCGGCGGAGGAGGAGATCGACAACGAGTATCCGTACCTGTCCGCGCAGGAGCGGGACGCCGTGCGGCAGAAGAAGCAGACGGCGCAGAACACGGCGGATATTGCTACCAATACCAGCGATATCGAGACAAATGCGGGCGACATCGCCACCAACGCCCGCGCGATCTCATCGATATCCGCAGACATCGCTAATTTCGGTGAGGTCTACGCGACGAAGGCGAGCGTGGCTTCATTGTCGGCGAAGGTGGCTAATATTGAGAGCTTATTCAGCGGCAACGTCTACAGCGGCAACGTGAATTCCAACAGTGTGGCGACGCTGTCGCTGAAAGTTGGCGGCTCTTTTTTTTCCGGAAAGACGATCAACTACCTCGGAAAAGACGGGTCTTATCATCTTCTGTATGTGTTGGGCCACGAATAAAGGAGGCTTCCATGAAAATAACCGAAAAAAATACCATCCAGTCCGTCCGGCTGGCGCTGGATCAGATTGAGGTACACGGCAGCGGCAATCTTGACTTGCTGCTGGGATGCATTCAAGCGCTGGACAGGCTGCTGGCTACAGCAACGGAGGAGACGGAGGTGACGGAAGATGGCTGACAGATCTATCGGCCAGCTGACGGAGGCCACCACCATCGGCGCAACCGACCTTCTCGTCATGGAGCAGGCTGGAACGGCCAAAAAGGTGCAGGGACGGACGCTGCTGGCGTGGCTGGACGGCCACGGCGGCATCGCGGACATTGACTTTAATGCCGACGACACCATGACGATCACCGCCGCGGACGGCGCGACGTGGACATCCGGCAATCTCCGCGGCCCCACAGGCAGCACTGGAGCGCAGGGGCCGATCGGCGTCCGCGGCAGCGACGTGAGCATTTCAGTCACCGCAGCTGCCGGCACGACCGAGCATCCCAATGGTGGCTATAAGCTGACCATCAAGGAGACGGTCTACAACGCAGACGGTGAAGTCTCCAGCGAAAACACGCTGGAGAAGTACATCTGGAACGGCAACAAGGGCAACAAGGGCGACAAGGGCGACACCGGCCCCAAGGGCGACCCCGGCAACAGCTACGTGGTCAAGGGTTTATATGCCACCCTCGCCGCCCTACAAGCGGCCCACCCCACCGGCAGCGAGGGCGACGCATGGTTTGTGGGTACATCGGACAGCAACGTTGTGTACCAGTGGGACGTGGACAAAGCCGCGTGGGTCAATGCGGGTGCACTGAAAGGCCCCAAGGGCGACAAGGGCGACAAGGGCAACACGGGAGAGGCTGGTAAGTCTGCCTATGAGGCGGCGCAGGACGGCGGCTACACCGGCACGGAGACGGCGTTCAACGCTTTGTTGGCACAGGTGGGCAGCAAGGTGGACAAATCCACCATTGTGGAGGTGACGCTGCTGGCGGCCAACTGGGCCGGAACAGAGGCCCCCTACACCTATACGGCAGCGGTGGCGGGCGTGACCACCACCAGCACGCAGGACTGGGCCAACGGCACCAACATCACGGCAGAGCAGCTGGCAGCGTGGCAGGCGGCCAACATCGTAGATGGCGGTCAGGGCATTGGCAGCGTGACCTTCAAGGCGTTTGGCGCGAAGCCCGAGGTAGACATTCCCCTGCGCTGCATTCTGCGCAGGGACACGTAAGGAGGACGGTATGCCTAATTTGATTCGATTCGGCGCGGGCGGCAGAGGTGCGTCCATTTCCGCGCCCATCATCGGCGAGGACTTCAACTGGACGGGCGGAGACGGCACGTATCAGGTCATCGATGACGGCGGCGGCAACTGGCGCATCAAGTTTCTGTCCAGCGGCACGTTCACGCCGTTGAAGAACATGGTAATCGATGCATTTTTGGTAGGCGGTGGCGGCGGCGCGGGAA